GTGCTGGCTAGGTTAGAAGATTTTGATAGACTGCTCGAAGCGCAAAAAAAGGTAAAGCAATCATATAACATTTTCAACGGCGCGACGAGCTTAATGATTATACTGGACATTTTCGAGCGGCATTTGGAGGATTTAAGGGAAGGGTATTTGGACGAGAACGGAGAGCCGGAACACAAAAACCATGTGCCAATCGCGAGTGTTCTTGGCTCTGATGAAATCCCTGCGGAAGCGGCGGCTACGCTCAATAAGGCTATCGAAAAAGCTTTGTCGAGTGGAGAAATTGATAAAAAAGAGAAATGGAAATTGATCGAGAATCTAGCGACGAAATATTTGAGTGGTGAGTGATTATGGCAGAAGTGTGGGAGAGACAGAAGGGAGAATCAAGGAAGGCATACGAGGCGTTCAGGATATATCGAGACATGGGAGCAGAGCGAAGTTTGTCAAAGGTCTCCAAGAAGTTGGGCAAATCGACCACTCTGCTTTCTCGTTGGAGCGCGAGACATAATTGGGTGGAGAGATGCCGGCAATATGACGAGTACATGGAAAGGGAATACTTGCTTCAGCAAGCCGAGGAACGAAAAAAAATGGCGGAGCGGCACGCGAAGCAGGCGATGATGTTCCAGAACAAGATTTTGGAGCGAATGAGATCGCTCGACCCAAGGGAGTTGTCGCCAAACGACTTGATACGTTGGTTTGACATAGCGGTGAAAGTGGAACGATTGTCGAGGGGGGAGTCTACGGAGATTCAGAAGGTGGAGCACGACGGAGAGGTGAAGCAGTCGCATGAGATCGGCATCACCAACAAACTCCTTGAAGACGAAGAAGCAAGAGACCTTATCAAGCAGCTCATTAGAAAACGAAACGCTGTTAAGCGAGATTCTAACAAATCTTAATTCGCTCGAAAGGGAACTGTCCAAGGAAGATTACTCCGTTTATCTCGAATATGTGCATTTTGGACGATATATACCGTCCCGACATTCCGATTTGATTTGCGATTATCTTATGAGAGTGGAGCGCGGCGAAATCGACCGTCTCATGATATTCATGCCGCCTCGGCATTCTAAATCNATGACGGTCACCGAGACGTTTCCTTCGTGGTTCATCGGAAGAAATCCTGACAGAAGAGTCATCGAAGTCTCATACGGGGATTCTTTGGCGAGACGGTTCGGGAGAGCGAACCGACAGAAGATCGAGATGTTTGGTGAGGAATTATTCGGAATCAAAATCTCAAACGATATGGGATCGGTGACCAGTTGGGACGTCGAAGGGCATCGCGGCGGGATGATTTCCGTCGGTATCGGCGGCGGGATCACCGGCCAAGGTGCGGACTTACTCATCATCGACGACCCGATCAAAAACCGGAAAGAGGCGGATTCGCTCACGTATCGAAACATGCTGTGGAACGAATGGCAAAACACGCTATCCACCCGTTTGCAACCCGGCGGACGGGTTATTTTAATTCTCACAAGATGGCACGAAGACGACCTTGCCGGACGGCTGCTCGAACACGAGCCGGAGCGGTGGACGGTGCTTTCGCTTCCTGCGATTTGCGATTCCGAAAACGACTTGTTAGGGCGGAAAATCGGCGAACCGCTGTGGCCGGAATTTGGGTTCGATGAGAAGTGGGCGGAGGAAACGAAGAAATCAGTCGGATCGCGAACATGGAACGCCCTATACCAACAGCGGCCAACGCCGCCAAGCGGCGCGATCATCCATCGCTCGTGGTTCAAGTATTATAAACAAGCGCCGCAAATGGACGAATACATCCAATCATGGGACTTCGCATTCAAAGATACGAATGACGGTTCGTTTGTGGTCGGGCAAGTATGGGGCAGAAAGGGAGCGGACAAATACCTGCTTGACCAAGTTCGCGCGAAGCTGTCTTTTACCGAGTCGATCCGCGCGATTGTATCGCTGACGTCCAAGTGGCCGCAGGCGCAAGCTAAACTTATCGAAGACCGCGCGAACGGGACGGCGATTATCAACGCGTTGCGTCATCAGATCAGCGGCATGTTGCCTGTTGTGCCGAACGGAACAAAAGTCGAGCGGCTGAATGCCGTATCGCCGCAATTCGAAGCCGGAAACGTCTATATTCCGCATCCGAGCATCGCGCCGTGGGTGCATGATTACGTCGAGGAATTGGTCGCGTTCCCGAACGCGCCGACCGACGACCAAGTGGACGCGACATCCCAAGCATTGCGATACCTCGACCGAGCCGGAACGAAAGGAACGATCAAGGTTGATATTTTCTAACGGAAAGGAGGGAACGGCATGGAGAAGAAAACAGTGGCCAAGGCGTATGTGTTAAGTGACGGGGAGATCATCGAAGAAAGCACGCTTGAACGATATACGATTAAACAACAAGGCGAATCGAGAGCCATCCCAAGCGACCGGTTTGACGGCAAGTATGGGGAATTGGGGCTTGTCGAACCTCTTTACAATTTTGAAGCACTGGCACAATTGCTCGAAATCAACCCGTACCATTATCGAGCGGTTAAAACGAAGGCGCGGGATACTGCAGGGCTAGGATGGTATCTTGAAGCGAAGACGAACAACCCAAGCGAACAGCAACGCGAAATCGCCATGCAGTTTTTAGAGAACCCGAACCCGTACAAGACGCTGACCGACATCAATAACAACGTGATGGTGGACTACGATTCCATTGGGAACGGATATTATGAGGTCATCAGAGCCGAAGACGGCACGCTTGTCGGTCTGGAGCATATTCCGGCGCATACGGTTCGCGTTCATCAGGATATGAACCGATATTGCCAAATTCGCGGCGTGAAGAAGGTATGGTTCAAGCGGTTTGGCTTTGAAAATGACGTGGACTACGTGACGGGCGAAATCGCGCCTGCCGGTTCAATTCCGATCGAACGACGGGCAACAGAAATCATTCACGTCCACAATTATACGAGCCGGAGTGATTACTACGGTCTGCCGGACATTCTCCCTGCGTTAAGTGCGATTATTTCCGACCGAGAACGGGCGGAGTACAACATTAGTTTCTTTGAAAATCACGCCGTCCCTGCCTACGTCGTGACGGTGACAGGCGCGGAACTCGACGAGCAAACGAAGCAGTTGATCCGCCGTTACTTTCAGCAGGACATTAAGAAAAATCGCCACTCGACATTAGTGGTGACGGCGCAAAAGCCGCAGGGCGATTTCTCGGACACGCCGATCGAAATCAAGTTCCAAGCGTTGTCTGTGGAGACGAAGGAAGCAAGTTTCCGCATGTTGCGGGCGGACAACCGCGATGAAATCCTGTCCGCACATGGTGTCCCGCCTTATCGAGCCGGCATCGTCGTCGAAGGTTCGCTTGGTGGATCAACGGCGAGAGAATCCACCGAGATATACAAGCAATCGGTCATTGAGCCGCGACAAGACATGCTTGAGAATGTGATGAACCGATTGCTGTTGATTGGGCTAGGGGTGACGGACTGGCGTTTTCGTTTCAAGGACATCGACACGAAAGACACACAAGCGAAGATTGAGGAACTGCGCTTTTTGTTTGAGGTGGGCGCATACAGCCCGAACATGATTTTGCGCGAATTGGGCAGAGACCCGATTGACGATCCGAACCTAGACAGGCATTTCATTTTTGGGCAACCGCTCGACGCTTCGCAAGAGGAAACGAATGCGATATTGAATTCGCTGAAACAATTGCACGCCAAACTCATTGACATCGCCACGAAAGAGGGCGGTAAGCATGTGTGAAGTGTGCAAGCTGTTGGACATGGATCGCGAGCTTGTCGCGTTCCTTGTTGCACATGGAGCGCTTCCTGCGATCAAGGAACAGGATGAGCGGATCACCGAGATCGAAGAAAAGTTGGCGCGCCGTTTGATTAGCCTGCAAGTCGGGCTTGAGAGCCTGTTCATTCAGCGGTTGCGAGAGCTTGGCTATATCCCGCTGTCGATTCTTGAACAGGAAACGTTTATCGCGGATATTCTCGATCCGGTTTTCGCGGACATGGAGGAAGAGATTGGCGAAGCCGCTGTCGAAAGTGCAGTCGTGGCAAGACAATTGACGTTTGAAGAAATCCTTGAGCAGGGCTTGGAATTGGTGTTTACGGAATTCAGCGAACGCGTTCTCGAAGAATTGCGAGAGCGCGTTTATGTTTTTTCAAACGATACGTTCAGGCGAATAAAAGATGATTTCCGTGCCACGTTGGTTCGCGGATATGAAGAAGGGAAAGGGATTGACGACATCGCAGTCGATTTGCGCGGCGATTTCCAAGACCTGCGAGACCATCGGCTGCGAACCATCGCCCGAACCGAAGTGCAAGGGGCGCAAAACGTCGGTATTTTCCAAACCATGCAAGATTACAACGTCCGGTATAAGCAGTGGCTGACGGTCAGAGACAGCCGCGTGAGGGGCAGAAACCCCAAAGACCGCGCCGACCATTATTCTTTGCATGGGCAGGTGGTGCGGATGGATGAACGATTCTCAAACGGGCTGATGCACCCGTTGGATCGCTCCGGCCCCATCGAGGAATGGATCAACTGTCGATGCCGATGCCGTCCGTATATCCCGAAAAAGGGCGAGGCGATTACTCGCACGCCTTACTATCCGTAAAGGGGGTGATTTCATTCTAGGCGTAGCGCGCTTCTTAAAACGATTCCGGACGGAAAGGAGTGAGAAGATGAAGCACGAACTGACCGCGCCAGTCACGTACAAGAACGAGGAAAAGCGGATCGTGTTCGGTCCTGTTCTTGTGCCGAACGAGCCGGACAGCGACGGTGACATGGTATCCGCCGAAAAAATCGAGGAAGTGGCGCACAAGTTTTTGGAACAATACGGCAACATCGACTTGCAACATACGCTGAACAATGTCGGCAAGGTGGTGGAGTCGTACATCTTGCCGTTTGATTGGGAGATTAACGAATTAACCATTCCGAAAGGAAGTTGGATGATGGGCGTTCGTGTTCAGGATGAAGACGTCTGGCAGGCGGTGAAGGAAGGAAAATTGACCGGATTCTCGATCATGGGCGTTCCGAAAGCGGCGTTGAAGTCGAAAGAAGCAGTAAAACGCACGACACTGGCCGACTTGGAACGCGCCGCCGGCGATTGGGTGGTCAATGCCGTTTCCCTTGTCGACGAGCCTGCCGTGCCAAAAGCGAAGTTCATCGCGATCAAGAGCAAAGACAGCCGAGAAGAAGCGGTGAAAAAGGCGATCCAAGGCTCGTATGAATACATCGCCGATTTATTGCGCCGGAAAGTCTATCAGACATTCGACAACGGCGCGTTCGATTCATATGTCTATTCGATTTTTGATGATTCGGTCATTATCCGCGTTGAGGACATGTCAAACGGCAAAACGCGGTTCTTCCAAATCGGCTACACGATCACCGAACAAGGAGATGTCGAGTTTGTCGGCGACCTGCAAGAGGTTCGCATTGTGGAGAATGTCGTTCCTGTTGAATCCCCTTCTCCGCAAAGCGCCGCTGTGGCCGCGCAGGCGGCTCTAGGAGACGCGCAAAACAACGGGCAAGGGGTAACCCTTTCAGATGAAGAAACAAGCCCACAGCGGGCGAATAAAAGCCTTTTTGATAGATTCAAAGAAAAGTTGGGACTGAAACCGTCTGAAAAGGCAGGGCGGAAAATTTCCGATGCGAACTACGAGAAGCTGAAAGCCGCGAAGGAAGTGATTGACGAGCTTCTTCGGATCGCCGAAGAAGAGCGCGCGAACAAATCGAAGGAAGGTGATGACGAAGTGAAAGTCGAGGACGTTCAAAAGATGATTGATGATTCGTTGAAACCCGTAAATGACAAGCTGTCCGAAATCATGAACACGCTGAAAGGCGCGGCGCCGGATCACGAGCCGCAAGAACCGCAGAATGAAGAGGACGGCCTACAAGGCGAAGCCGCGGCCAAAAGCGAAGAGGACAGCTATAAAGAGAAATACGAACAAGTCGTCAAACAGCTTGACGAACTCAAGCGGAAAATCCCGTTCTCGAAACGTCTGACGGGACAAGACGGGGTGGAAAAATCGAAGCCGCAAGACGAATACGACCGTGATCCGTTTGGGTTCAAGCGTAAATAAATGTCGGACAAAAAATAGAAAGGGAGTGTTGAGTGTATGATGACGAACGACATGCTTCTCGGAAAATTGGAAAACGTCTTAAAAGCCATTACGACGACCGACCTTGGCGCGTCGCGTTTAGCTCCGGCCAAGCAACAGCTTTTTGTGCGGACGGTCTCCCAAGCTACGCGCATTTTGGATGAGGCGCGCCGGATTGACATGACGAGCCATACGCACGATATTGACCGCATCGCATTCGGATCGCGAATCTTGCAGGCGGCAACGGAAGGAGAAGCACCGACTGGAGAAGCGAAGCCGGAATTCAGCACGAATAAATTGGAGTCGGTCGAAGTCATCGGTGTTTCGGGTATCACGGACTCGACTCTTGAGGATAACATCGAGCGTGAAGGATTCGAGGATACGCTGATTCAATTGATCGCTGAACGTGTCGGCGTTGACCTCGAAGAATTGTTCTTAAATGGCGACAAAGCGAGCAGCGATCCGTTCTTGGCGAAAACAGACGGGTGGCTCAAGAAAGCGGCTAACCTCGTTCAAGGCTCGAATGACTTTGACCCGACGAATGTCGAAGCGATGTTTGACGCTATGATCCACGCGGTTCCGAAGAAGTACCTGCGNGACCGTTCNCAATGGCGTTTCTATGTGCACTGGGACATTGAAGACGCCTACCGCGATGTTCTCCGCGCGCGTGGTACGGGTCTTGGCGATACGGCACAAACGACTGCTACGCAATTGGCCTATAAGGGCATTCCTGTGGTCGATTCGGCGAACATGCCTGCCGGAACGGCACTCCTTGTCAATCCGGCGAACCTTGTTTACGGCATTTANCGCGACATNCGCATTGAACCGGATCGCCAACCGAAGGCACGTCGTACGGACTTTGTCACGACGTTGCGCGTCGATTGCCATTTTGAAGACGAAAACGCCGCTGTCGTTGGGCAAGGCTATACGGGCTGATGAGGTGAGGATGGATGAAAACACTGCGAGTGGTGAACAAAGGCCGGAAAACTCGATACCGTCTCGGTGTCGAGTTTCCGCCTAACAAAACGGTTGAACTTACTGTCGGAAACCGCGAATACCTGACCGTGAAAGCGGTGCGGGACTTTGAAGTGGAGATCATCGAGAAAGACGACAAAAGCGGAGCAAAGGATAGTCATGAAAGTGCCAAGACCGCCGAAAATTCGCTGGACATTCAAAGCATGACCATTGACGAAGTGCTGGAAGCGGTCAAGGAG